CAGACATCTTCATCTGACAAGTAAGTTTCTTGCGTTTTATTCCAAGCTATATCGCTTAAAATTTCATCTTCTATTTTGTTTTCTATCTCTTCATCTTTCTTTATGTATGTATAATCAAGTTGAATTGGTATATCTTTTAAATAAACCTTATTATCTGCCATAAAATTATTAGTTTGGTTAGATATTGCCACTAAATGGGGAGGCTCTGTAGCTTTTTTAAATTTCCCATAAGCATATTTTAAACCTGCCTTTTTGCATCTTTCTTTTAATTCTTCTAGTGTCATCTAATACCTCCTATATCCCTTTTTAATTCCTGTTCAAATATCTTTTTGTACTTTTCTTCAACTGGTCTTATATGAGGAATAGCTTCTGTTCTTCCTCCATTTCTTGTAGCGTGTCCAAACTCTAGTAAATGTGTTAATTGATAATCTGTTTTATTGTGAATTTTAACAATGTATTTGTTTTTTCCTATTTTGTCTTTTTTTAATCTCCATCCTTTTGCATAACTTTTCCTATATCCTGTTGGAGATTTTATTTTTAACTCTTCTGTTGCTTTTTTTCCTACTCTGTTTGAAACTATCTCCACAACCTCTGAAACATCTTCTTTGTATTCTTGAAGGTATTTCATTATTTCTTTATCAACTAAACTAACTTCTACTGTCTTTGACATTTCGTATCTTCCTTTCACAAATCAAGACAATTTCATCTGCAGTTATTTCCTGCGTTCTTATTATTGAGTAAGCCTTGCCTAGATAGATAAGTTCTTCTTCATCTTCATAATTCAAAGCACTTATTCTTAATCTCAAACTCGGTTTGTATCCTTGCTGATTTGCTTCATAATACTCATTGGCATATATATCTTCAACTTTTATTATTGGTACATTTTTTTCAGTTGTACTTTCTATTTCATTTCCAATATTGTCTTGCTCAATAGTGATGGATATTAATTTGCAAGAAACATCACGCATCTTTATCCACCACCTTGTAATCTGAACTTAACCCTAAACTTTTGCATAGGAGATTGTATGTTCTTTGTGACAATTCTTTTTCTTTTATATCAACATTTCCAAAATTAGATTTTACAAACATTACAATTGCAGATTCTATAAGTGGATTATTCAATTCTGAATTTATCCCTTGTCTTTTCAAATCTTCTTTACCTGCATCTATCCACATTTGTATTTCATCATCTTTTAATGTTGCTGTATCTATAATGCTTAAGCTTTGTTTAGTTAGTTTCATCAAATCTTTCATACAATTCTCCTTCCGTTTAATTACACACCTGCTTCTGCAATAAGTTGACCAAAAACAAATGCTCCTGGTTTTTTATTACCATCAGCAACTAAATATCCACCATATACAACTCTTCTTGGTTGTACTTTGATTTCTTTATCTACTCTTAATCCTTCATTAAAGTTTAATATGTAGTTTTGAGCATTACCTACAACAACATCTCCTGCAGTTAAGAATGGATCTGTTTCTATAGCTGCTCCACCTGCTTTTCCTAATCCAGCAACTAGGTATGGATAGTTTCCGTTTTCATCTTTGTAGAAAGATATATTATCTGCTACATCTGATGCTACATAAACTTTTGCACCTACTCTGTTTTCTTCTGTTAATTTCCCTAAACATTCTTTTATTAACTCGATTACACTTGAATTTTTTATAGCAGTTAAGCCATTTGTAATACCTGTTGGTTGAGCTGTTCCTGTACCATAAATAACTGCTTTTATTAATGCTTTATTTATTTTTTCATTTAATTCATCTAGTAAGAAACTGATAAATCCTTCTACTGTCATACTTTCAGCTTTCCAAGTAATTTCAATAGCTTTTGCTAATTCGTGTCCTGTTAATCTTATGTTTTTGTATTCTTGACCTTCATTTTTAGTTGTTGTAGCTTCTGCATACCATTCAGCATCATCTGCAGCAAATAGGTATGGAAAATCAACATTTCCTTTGATATTTAGTTTTCTTATATCTCTGTATATTGGTGAAGATTGTTCTGCGATTCTTATAAAATCTAATCTTACTGAATCTGGTATTAATAACCCTAAATTATTTATTCCATTTGCACTTGCAGTTGCTTCAACAAATGTTGTAGCAGTTGTACCTATAGCATCTCCTATAGCTCTTTCTTCTGTTTCTTCTAATTTGACTCCCATTAAAGTTTTTGCCCAAGCACTTCTATATTCTGGGCTAGATGTTGTAAATTTTTTTTCCATTTCTTTATTTCCTCCTATTTTTGTTAAATTTGAAACTTCTTTGTTTCTTTTTTCTAAATCTTTTGTATCAGCTAGTAAGTTTCTTTCTTCTTCTTTACTGATTTCTTCAGGTTTAGTATCTTCTTGCTCTGGCACTTCATTTTTCAATGCCTCTACTTCATTTCTTAATTCTTCTAATTCTTCTTTTGTTTTAGCTTCAGCTATTTTGTTTTGAAGCTCTGTTTTTCTTTCTTCAATTTGTTTTAATGTCATTGAATTTTCCTCCTTTTAATTTTTAGCAGTTCTACCACCGCTTCTATAAAACTCTATTAGGCTCTACCGCACTAAAAAAAGAGTAGTTCTACCACCACTCTTTCTTCGAGATTATAAACTTAATAATAATTTTAATTTTTCTTTTTCTAACTCTAGCTTATCATTTTCATATTGTTCTTTTTCTTTTTCAAATTGTTCTTTGTTTCTCGCAAATATTTCTGTAGTGTCATATGCTGGGACATCTACTACTGAAACATCGTACAATTTATCTATTCCTGTTATTCTTCTTGTATTTGTTTCATAATCTATATCTTCACTTGACACCGTAAATGCAAAACTCATCTTGTCTAGCAATCCTGCTTGTATCATTTTATATATGTCTTTATTGTTTTGTGTATCTATCAACTCTGCTCTTACTTTCAAACCTTTATCATCAATTAAAATTTGCAATGAATTGTTGCGTGTTCGTGCCATTATTAGCACATTATCTTCGTGATTATATTTCATACACACATCTGACATATCGCATCCATTAAAAGCATTTCTATCTATTACTTCCTTTGACCATCCTAAATCAGTTATACTTTCAAATACTACGGCATAGCCTTCTACAACCATTTTATCTTCATTTTCTAATGCTCTTAATTCTGTTACTCTTCTTTCCTTAATTGCTTTCTCCATTTCCTTCGCCTCCTTGATATTTATTAGCTATTGAGCTATCTATATTATTTAAACTTTGTATTATTTTTGCTCCCTCTTCTCCACCTAAAGGATGTAATTCTATTATCTCTCTAGCCTCATCTTTTGTAAGTAGCCCTAGAGCTCCTGCTTCTTTTAATAAACTAATTTTGTTTGCTAAAGTTGCATATTGTAATCTATTTGCAGTAAATACTATTTTGTGTCCTTCTTTAATCGCCTTGTTTGAAAATATCTTATTAGTAAATGCATCACTCATTTGTATTGCTCTAGGCTCAATTACACCTTCATAGAATGCATTCCACTCTTCTGGACTAAAACTATTATTGACTATTTTTTCTGATATTCCAAAATAGTCAAATATATTGTTATTAACTTGTTTTAATTGTTCTTTGTCTAATGTAATTGGTTTTAGATTAACCGCTTCAAATTCTGCTTTACTATCAACTGCTGCAATACCACTTTCATTCTCCAAATTTAAAAAGTCTTTTACAAATGCATCTTTACTTGCTTTTATATCTTTTTCTTTTAACATTGAATTTGTATATTTCAAAATACCTTTCAAGTTGTTAGATGTTTTTATTGCATTTTTTATTCCTTCAGAAGCGGTATGTGCTGTATCTATATCTGTTTTTAATGCTTTATTATCAGTACCAAAAATATCGTGCTTGTTATAAAAAAGTCTTAAATGTATCAGCTCCAGGTATGGCAATATATATTCTTTTCCATTTACAAACTTAAATTGCAAATATATGCCTCCATCTTTATCCTGCAGTAATTCATAGCTAGTTGCTAATACTGGATAAAATCCTGTTATAAAACCAGTATTATCTTTTGCTATAAATATAAATGCATTAGAGTCTGTATATAGCATTGATATCATTTTGTATATAAAGTCGAATTTTGTCATTATTAAATTAGGTTTGTTTTGCAATAAAAAGTTTATATCTCCTTTGATGTTATTACTTATTGATTCTTTTATATGCTTTGGTATTAGCTTTGCACAATGTGTAGCTATTCTATCAATACATTGTCTTGCTACTTTACTATCATATGTATTGTTGCTTAATGTAGTAAATTGTGCGTTATAACTATTAAGCAGTTGCAATTGTGTTTTTGTGATTTCTGTTTGTTTCTTGTTACCAAATATTGCATTAAACAAGTTTCTTCTTTCTTTCTTCATTTTATTCCTCCTGTAATGCTAAATAATCTTGCATCTTATCAAACAAAACGCAGTAAGCTATTATTAGGCTTACTGCTCCATCTATTCTTGCTCTTTGTTTTTGTCCTTTTACTGGTTTTATATTGTCATTATCATCTCTTTTTACTGATGTATTACATAAACACCATTTTAGTATTGGATTGTTATTATAATTTACCTTTTTTTCTATTAAGTCTGCTTCTAGTTGTTTCATAGGATTTGACATTGTTTTCGCTCCCTGTCTTACTTCTATCATTTCAAATCCTTGCTCTTTCATTTCTTCTACCCAATATTGAGTATTCCACGGATCATATCCTATCCATAATGCTGATATGTCATATTCATTGTGCATTCTTAAAAACCATTCTGTTACATCACTATAATTTACTTTAGCACCTTCACAGATAGTTACCAGTCCTCTTTTCTCCCATTTATCATATGGAATTTTATCATCCTTTATTTTAAATTCTAGCCTTTCTCCTGGTATAAAATATTGTTGCACAACATATCTTTTACCACCTTTTATTATTACTAAAGTAGCACAAGTTAAATCTGTAGTGCTTGACAAGTCTACTCCACCTATTGCATAAGTATCAAATAAATCTTCTATTTCATAAGTTTCCTCATTGTTTGCTATATCAAATGTTAACCATTTATCTTGGTCATTTTGTCTTATGTTGAAATCTTTACAAAGTAAATTTACTAATTCAGTTGGATTGTTTTTTGCTCTGTTTACTTTATCTCTTAAATCTTTTATATTTTTTATGCTTCCTAGTCCTG